ACTACCGGCGCCGCGCAACTCGTCTACAAGGCTTACATTCGCACGTACAAGATCAAGAGCATGCGCGAGCTCGTTGCGGCCGGCGGCGACGCCTATGCAGGGTTCATCAAGTACGTGGAAATGATGCGTTCGCTTCAAGGCAACGAAGGCATCACGGTCATGGACGCCGAGGATGAATTCGAAGGCATCACGCACACGGCATTCAGCGGCCTCGAAGGGCTGCTCGCGGCGTTCGGAGAACAAGTGTCTGCGGCCAGTGAAATCCCGCTGGTGCGATTGTTCGGCCAATCGCCGCAAGGGTTTAGCACTGGCGAGACCGACCTGCGCAATTATTACGACCGAATTCATCAGAAGCAGGTTCGGGACCTGCACGTCGGCGTCAACATGATTTATCATGTGATGGCGCTATCGGAGGGCGTGAATTTGCATAAGTCGGTGAGTCTAAAGTTCAAACCTCTATGGCAGATGAGCGCGAAGGAAAAGTCCGAGATCGCCAGCAGCGTGACGAGCGCCGTGACAACGGCAGAAGGCAGCGGGCTTATCGACAAGCCTACGGCTTTGCGCGAACTGAAGCGATCGGCTGAAGAAACCGGCATCTGGGGTTCGATTACCGACGAACTGATTACCGAAGCCGAAAACGAACCGCCGCCGTTGCCCGAAGAGGGCGCGGCGCCCGCCCAGGTGCAGGGCAAGGCGGCAGGCCCTAGCAAGCCCGAAAGCGGCGATCCTGGGGCCGCAGGCGGCGAGTAATGGGCCGCACCCGTGACGACCACGTTAGCGCCGCGCTAAGGGCCGAGGCGCATAAGCGGTTCAAGCTGGCTGAAAGGCTGGAAGCCGAATACATGCGTTCGCTCCGCATGCTAGCGGGCCAGATTGACCACATTGTCAAGGGGATGGCGCCCGGTGGTGTGGTCAAGGATTCTCACGAGCTACAGCGCGTGCTGCGAGCATACGGAGTCTCGATTCGTCCGTGGGCGGTATCGGTTGCGTCGAAGATGGTGAATCGTATCGCTAGTGTTGACGACAAACGATGGTTTAGCTTATCGAAACAGATGGGAACCGCATTGCGACGCGAGTTGCAGAATGCACCGACGGGGAGATGGCTGCGCCAGTACCTCGAAGAGAATGTGCATCTCATCACATCTTTGCCCGAGGATGCAGCGACGCGAGTCCACGATCTTACATTCGGTGCGTTAGCGACGGGGCGCCGCGCTGAAGAAATTCAAAAAGATATTCTTCGAACGGGCGAAGTGACATTAAATCGCGCTCGTCTTATTGCTCGGACTGAAGTGGCGAGAACTGCTTCGGGTCTTGTTCAATCGCGGTGCCAGCATGTCGGCGTCACTCACTATGTTTGGCGTACTAGCATGGATTCGACTGTGCGCGAGTCGCACAAAGCAATGAACGGCAAGGTGATTGCTTGGGATACTGCGCCGACGCTTGAAGATGGCACGGTCTGCCACGCTGGACAGATATATAACTGCCGTTGTTATCCAGAACCGATATTGCCAGACCTTGACCGGTCGTAAGCATCAAGCTACATTATGTAGCACTCATCAAGTATAGTTGCGCCCAACAATAAGGGACGATATGCAATCGCAACCATCGGTCGATCCGGTATCCGTGCTCATGGTGATTTTTACCATGATTCTCGGTCCGCAACTCGCTCCGGCTGCGGCAGCATACTCTATGATTTTGCTGGGGGCTTTCGTTGGCCTGATGATTGGTGTCCGCAGGCGCGAACCTACGAGCAGAATTGGAACGCTGGCTTACAGCGTCATCACCCTTGTCACGTCGTTGGCGATGACGGTATTCATTAGCGAATTCCTTAGTCCTCATCTTCCGATGGCGCAGACTGAATGGTTGTACTTTCCTGTTTCGCTTGCGACCACCGCATTCGGCGAGCTATGGATGGAAAAATTACAAAATTTCGTTGGAACGTTGTTCGGCCTGTTTTCAAAAGGACAGAAATGACCGCCACTTTCCAAGGGTTTCTTATGGCCTTGCATATCGCCCTCTGCTTGGTTGGCATGTGGTGCACCCTGTGCCGGCTCAATTACATGGGCCGCGCGACACGCCACGCAGTGACCGTCGAACATTTCTTTCTTGGCCTACTCTGCACGGCGCTACTGGCCGTGCAGACGTCGCCGTGGGTATTTGTAGTATTGGCCGCAGTATTAGCGCGATTCGCGCTAACTTCGAAACGGTGGCTGCACCCGTTGCCGAATTGGAGCCTGCGAAAATACAGCTTGATGAAATAGGCTTGAGTATCTGAGCCTTACAATCACGCCATCAGCTCAAAGTGCTCCAATTTAACAGCATACCACAGAGGTCCAAATGCGCAACATGATTTCGAAATTCGGCTTGATGTTCGTCGCAATGCTGTCGATTGCGTCGGCCGCCTTCCTGACGGCGGCCGACGCGCAAACGCTGCCGTACCAGAACCCGACGTACATCCCGAATTCGGTCCTGGCGCCGGTGACCCTGTCCGCCCCCGGCGCGGTGGCGTTCACGAACAGCGGCGGCGGCGTGATGTCGCTTCGCGTGTCGGGTACCTGTACCAGTCTCGCGGCGACCGTGCAGGCCAGCAACGACGGCACGAATTACACGGTGATCAACATCTACCCGGTCGCCAGCTACGGCGCGGCAGCCAGCCCGGCCAGCGCTGTTGCGGCGGCGGGCTTCTGGAAAGCCAACGTCAGCGGCTTCACCAGTGTCAAAGTCAACGTGACAGCACTGACTGCCTCCTGCACTTTTGCACTGGTGGGCGCTCCGCTGGACTTCACCAACCAGTTCTAAGCTCTGCCTGACGGCCATGACGCAACGGAGTACGTTCTATACGGTCGAGAAGATCGGGCCAAACCGGGAAAAGACCCCCGAGGGCTATCTTCTGTGCAAGAACGTACCCATCGCCCGCACGGGCATGATGATTTACGGGCCTGACGAAACACCGGTCAAGGCAGGCCCTGACGGCATCACCAGGATTTTTCGGGACGATAAAGAACTGTTTCGACCCGAGACGATTGCCAGCGGAAACGGCAAGTCCGTCACGGATACGCATCCAGAAGACGACGTGGTGCCGTTGACATGGAAAGAGCTGACGATCGGCACGATGTTCAACGTGCGCCGTGGAGACGCAGGGGAAGACGACCTGCTACTGGCGGACTTTTTGATCACCGATATCGACGGAATCAAGCTTGTCGAAGACGACAAGGCGGAAGTAAGCCTCGGGTACGATGCCGATTACATAGAAGTTGAACCGGGCATTGGCCGTCAAGAGAACATTTACATCAATCACGTTGCCGTGGTTGCAGAAGGACGGTGCGGCCCCCGCTGCGCAATCCGTGACCATAAGACCCTCAAGGATGACGACATGAGCAAGACCCGGGATGCCAAGACTGCCAAGACCGCCAGCGTGCGCGACAAGCTGAACGAGTTCTTCACCAAGGCTTTCAAGGCGAAGGACGCCGCGGAAGTTGAGAAGCTGGTGGAGGACGCCGCCGCTGAGATGGCCGAGCAAGGCACTGGCGACACGCATGTCCACATCCACGACGAAGGCACCGATGAAGACCGCTGGAAGCAGAACGACGCCGAACACGCCGAGATGCGCGAACGCATCGAAGCTCTAGAAGCGCACATCGCCGGCAAGGGCAAGACGGGCGATTCGGGCGAGTCCAACCCCGATCCGAACAAGAACACGCAGGGCAAGCTGAATACCAACACGCAAGCCCTTGACAGCGAGTCCGAGCAAGAAAAGAAGAAGGCCGAAGACGCGGCGCGTGACGAAGAGACGCGCGCCGACGAAATGGCCCTCGACGAAGTGCCGGAAGACCTCAAGGAAGAAGTTCAGAAGAACAAGGACAAGGCACGCGACAGCGCTTTCATGGCAGAAAGCGTGCGCGAGGTGTTCTCGATGGGCGAGATCCTGGTGCCCGGCATTGCCTTTCCGACCTTCGACTCGGCGGCTCGGCCGGGCCAGACCGCAAAGACGCTCTGCACCTTCCGCCGCAAGGCACTCGACGCCGCGTATACGTTCCCCGAAACGAAGACGCTGATCGACACCATCCTCGCCGGCCGCAAGCTGGACACGTCAAAGATGACGTGCGACGCCGCCCGCACTTTGTTCCGTTCTGCCGCTGCGTTGAAGCAACGGGAGAACAACGGCAAGAGCGCCACCCGCAACACGGCGGACGCGGGCAACCAGCCCCGTAAGGCTGTGGTCACGCTGGCCGATCTCAACGCCAAGAACGCCGCTCATTGGGCGGGCAAGAACTGAACCTCAACCCGATTCCAGTTGGAGCAAGAAACATGAACAGCATTCGCTGCAAGACCCGCGACGCCGCCTTCCAATTCCGCATGGGTGCGGGCTTCGCCGGCGATGTCAACCGCACTCACCCGGCGTCGATCGAACCTGCGATGAACGATAGCACGAACCCGATCGCCTCGCCCGGCCTCGCCTGCCTCGCCACGACGAGCAATACCGTTCGCGGCATCATCGCTGGCGACAACGCGCTGACCAGCATCTACGGCGTTGCCGTGCGCCCCTACCCCTTCCAAGTGGCGGCGGCCAGCAACTACGGCGCGCAGTCCTTCGGCTCTGCCAGCTTCGCGGCGGGCCAACCCCTGGATGTCCTGCGGCGCGGTTACATCATGGTTCAGATCCCGGCCGCGCAGGCTGCGGTTCCGACCAAGGGTTCCGCCGTGTTCCTGTGGTACGCGGCCAGCAACGGCGCCCATGTCCAGGGCGGCTTCGAAGCGCAGGCGACCGGCGGCAGCACGGACGCCCTGGACACGGTGGCCTATCAGTTCAACGGCCCCGCCGACGCGAATGGCATCGTGGAACTGATGCTCAAGGTCTAATCCGGCACCTGACGGGGCCGAACGGCAACACCTCAACTTCTACGAGAGACGAAACATGAACCAAGTTCTGACTCCGCCCCGTCGCTTCCGCGCCAAGACGCGGGACACGATGACCTTCGACAACGCCTATCGCACGATCGACAGCGCCGGCAACATGCTCGGCAAGCGCCTCGAACATGCGTTCAAGACCCACGACGGCGCGCGCACGGTGGACTCCACCGGCGCCTTCATGGTGGGCGAGCTGGAACGCCTTGACTTGACGCTGCACGAACCGCTCGCCGCCGTGACGTGGTCGCGCGACATCGACCTGCGCGAGGACGTGACCATCGCCGACGAAGTGTCCAGCTTCACGCTGAGCACTTTCGGCAGCTCTGGCTCGCTGGGCACCGGCAACGGCATCGGCAACGGCAAGGCGTGGATCGGCAAGAACACCGACCAGATCGCCGGTGTGTCTGCGGACATCGCCAAGACGCCGCATGCGCTGCGCCCGTGGGCCGTCGAGCTCAAGTACACGATCCTGGAGCTGGAATCGGCCGCCAAGCTGGGGCGCCCGATCGATCAGCAGAAGTACGAGGGCATGCAGCTCAAGCACCAGATGGACATCGACGAACAGGTGTACATCGGCGACACGGGTACCGGCGACACCGGCCTGCTGAACAACGCGCTGGTCACCAACGTCTCCAACCTGCCGAACGGCGCCTCGGGCTACTCCACCTGGACCAAGAAGACGCCCGACGAGATCCTGGCCGACGTCAACACGATGCTGACCAGCGTCTGGCAGGCTTCCGCGTGGGCCGTGATGCCCGATCGCCTGCTGCTGCCCCCGGCGCAGTTCGGCTACATCTCGACGCAGAAGGTGTCCAGCGCCGGCAACGTGTCCATCCTGAAGTACATCATGGAGAACAACCTCCTGACGACTTCTGGCAAGGGCCAGCTGACCATCCTGCCGGTCAAGTGGTGCATCGGCGCCGGCGTCGGCGGCACCATCGGCACCACGGGCACGGTCGACCGCGCGGTGGTGTACACGAAGGACAAGAAGCGTGTCCGCTACCCGATGACGCTGCTGAACCGCACGCCAATCCAGTACGACTCGATTTACCACAAGACGACGTACTTCTGCCGCCTCGGCTGTGTGGAAGTCGTGTACCCGGAAACGATCGGCTACTTCGACGGCCTCTGATGCAGACCGGCGCGAGCCGGCTCGCGGTACAGTAAAGGGCGGGCGGCTTGCCCGCCCTTTTCACATGGAGCATCAGATGAACGCGAAGCCTTGGGACAACCCCGGCACACCCCCCACCGACGCAGCGGTGGCGCAGGCCGCCGCGCAAGCGGCAAGCACCCCCAGCGCCGACCCCAACGCGATCGGCCCGGCAACGGCCCAAAGCGGGCCGCCCAGCGGTACCAATGTGGCTACGCAAGGTGCCGCGCCCGAAGTAGCAAAGGACATCACGGTCACTGTCATGGTGCCAAAGGCGTTCACGCTGCGCATGATGACTGACAACGGTGCTCACATCGAACAAAAGTTCGAAACCGGGCCGCAAGAAATGCTTCTTGAGCACGCCGAGCACTGGTGGTCGAAGGCCAACGGCGTCAGCATCTACCACAAGTCCTGACCACACGGAGGCCGCCATGCCGCTCGAACAAGGTAAGTCCGAAGTCGCTTTCGAACACAACGTGAAAGCGGAAGTGGCGGCTGGCAAGCCTCAGAAGCAAGCGGTGGCAATCGCCTACTCGGAACAACGCGCAGGCGACGAAAGTGGCCGGCGCGTTGACTGCCTGCCGCGTGGCATGGACGCCAGGACCCTCAACCAAGCACACGACAAATTTTGGGGCAACAAATGACTGTCCGTATCCACATCCACCGTAAGACGGCCGACGCCGATCTCAACCTCACGGTCAGCCAGAAGCAATCCCTGATAAAGGATTTCCTCATCAAGACCGAGACCAGGGATCGCATGGAAGCCGAAAAGTTTCTTCGTGCGAAAAGCTGGGACCTTGATCGTGCTGTGCAGGCATGGGAACGCGCAGACAGAACAAAAGACGGCAAAGTGACAGACGCGGTGTCACCAGAAGTACACGAAGTCGGCCGCATGCTAGAAATGAATGGTGGCATGAGCCGGCTCGGCGAAATGGGCACCGGTCTGATCCTTGGCCGATACACTCCGAAGCAGTGCATCAGCGTCTGCCGCAGCGTCATCAAGGACATGGAACAAAAGGCCGTCAATCTGAAGGTCGCCCTTACCAAGCTCGAAAGCCTGAAGTGACCGTCACCGTCGCCCAGTTCCGGCAAGACTTTGCCGAGTTCAAGGATGCCACCATGTTCCCGACCAGCATGGTGCAATTCTGGCTCGACGTTGCGTACCTGATGCTCAATGCTGGGCGCTGGGGGCGCATGCTGGACCTGGGCGCGGAGCTGTACACGGCGCACAACTGCGTGATGGAAGCCCGCATGTTGGCAGAAGCCGCCAACGGGGCGATCCCGGGCGCCAACGGCAGCGGCCTGGGTGTGGTCAACAGCAAATCTGTCGACAAGGTTTCTGTCGGTTACGATGTGTCCGCAGCGCAGAATCAGCTCGCCGGCGACTACAATCTGACGCTGTATGGCGTTCGGTTGTGGAAATTTATCACGCTTTTTGGCGCTGGTCCTGTGCAAGTCTCAGCTCCTTTGCCTGCTTACAGCGGTGGATATTCAAATACCGGCGGATGGTCTGGCCCAGATTGCACACCAGGGTTTACAAACTTTGGGAGCTGATTAGATGTCTATGGCGTCACCGCCTCCCAGTCCTGCACCTGCACCTGCACCTGCCTTGAATGTTGCGGTTGCGCGTCTAGGACCGCCGTTGCCCTCGCTTACTCTTAATCGGCTGGTCCGTGTCACGTTTGGCGGAGATTTTGTTACAACAGTAACAAGTCCTGCGCCGTCGCCGGCTCCGAGCAACGAATATTACGAACTTCGCGAAGACAGCAGTAATGAACTTCGCGAAGATGGTAGCTACGAACTCCGCGAAACTGGGAATTAATATGAGCGACCCGACCAGCAAGACTACTTCGCAAGAAACTGCACTCAGCGTTCTGGATGGAAGTGAAGAAATACGCATTGCCAAGAACGGCAATAATTACAAGGTGACTTCTGCACAAGTTGCAGATTTGGCAACCTCTCCCAATCTTGCCATAAGCGGTGTCATTCAAGGAACTGAAAACGATGGCGCACTTACGGCGGTGCTTACTGCCGCCGCAGGACATCGTTTTTCGGTTCCTTTCACCCCATCGATCGAAAATCCTGTTTCGGGGATGAATTGGAAAGCTATCAAGCAAAGTCGCGTTATTCAGCCTTTTGCGAAGAACCTTCCAATCTCAGAAGATCATTTTGCGCAAGACAATGGCTACTGGACTCAGCTTGGCGGCGGTTCGTATAGCATTGGATATCAAGGTATGTCGATTGTGGCACACGATATTCATACTACGCTACGCAGTGCAGACCTGTGCCAAGTTCCCGCCGTAACGGCAGCCATTCAGATTCGGCAGACCGGTTCAGACGATTACGATGCGGTAAGCGTTGGCTTTGCAATCGATGCAAATAATTACGTTGCCGCTTTCTGGGAAATCGGTACGAATTACGTCTACGTCGGCGTTTGCAATTCAGGTAGTTTTGATCGCGGAACTCAGATTGCTATCCCCGTTCCAAGTACTGTTTACGGCTTGTGTTGCGAGATGGAAGGCGATAATTTTACCGCCTGGATTGATATCGATGGAACTGAAACTTGGTTTCCAGTTCTTCAACGTAACGTAACAACGTGGAATTTTCTTGAATTTTCTGTACTGAATACTTTTGCCCCCTGCTTTGGCTGTAACGGGGGTGCTAGCACGCCTTGGATTGTCAAGTCATTTAAAACGGGCTTTGCTGGCAGCGATTTCATGCGTGATTACAAGCAAGTCATTGTAAAAGATGGCACGCCGTATACGCAAAACGGATGGCATTACTTTACAGCAACAAATGGAACATGCGCCGTATGGCGTATTAATTTCCAGACGTTGCAGATGGAAAAGACTGCAATCTTGCTGTCAACCGACAATGGTACAAATCTATATCTTGATCTGAATTTCACATTTGTATTCGATCCTGATATTAACGCATGGCATCTTCTTACTGTTAACTGGGGAGATAATCCTGATTCGGCTGCATTGCGTGTTCGATACAGCCAGTATCATGGCGACCCTTTGAACGGAGTGCATGTGATTCCGCGAGGAACCGTGCTTAACCTAACGGGTCCCGGGGGCGCCTACGACGCATCGCTTGTATGGGAAGAAGCAAATAATCGGTGGGTAATTGGATATGCTAATCCGGTTGTGTCGGGTTATGCCAATTTTCATCCAAGAGTAGATTATTCTCCAGACCTTACGACTTGGACAAATATCTGGTTTGACAGCGTTGATACCGGCACAGAAGGCGTATGCCTTTGCAAAATTGGAGGGGTGTACTATATCACAGCTGGAAATCAATCGGGAACATTTCCGGTATGGAATATGGACACCGGTGCGTCGCTTGGGTACATGAATGTTGATATAGCGCCTAACCCCGCCGGTATCAACCCGCCGCATTTTTCGGTCTACGAAGTGATGGAAAACGACACGACGCAATACTACGCCCTGTCGTGGCAGAACACGACCTGGAAGACTGGAGTTGGTACTTCCAGTCCCGCTGATTACGGGCACAATAGCGTCGGGACTACGATTGTCTACAAAGCCGTGCAGACTGAAACTGGCTACGAATTTGATACTGTCGGCTGCGCGTAATGCCTAAAAACGCTGCCTCAATATTGACAAATAAACTTCCGAAAGTGTTATCGGGAGTTAGCAAGCTGTCGTTGAACGCAACGTTTGTAGGCGTGCCGTCTGATAAGACGACACGCAAAGACAACGATACCGAAAAAGGACCAATGACGAATGCAGCCTTGGCATTTATTCATGATAACGGCAGCGAAGCCGCGCATATTCCTGCCAGACCTTTCATGCGTCCCGGTGTAGCGCGTGCGCAGAAATATATCGTTGCGGCTCTGAGACAAGGGGCACAGGCGGCTTTGCAGGGCGGCGATCCGCTGAAGTATCTTGGCATGGCAGGGCTGAAAACGCAGGCCGAAATCCGCGCCGTCATCAATGAAGGCATTGCGCCACCGCTGGCTGATGCTACGCTGCGAGAGCGCCTGCGCCGCCGCACGTCAATCAAAGGTGCAAAGCTGGAATTGGCTGCACGAGCCGCCGGACAGAGCCCGAGCATCGAAAACGCAAAACCGCTAATTGCAACTGCGCAACTGCGTAACGCAATCAACTACGTCATTCGGAAGAACAAGTGAACCCGCTTCTCGACGTTGCTTTTCTTACGCTTGACCCGGACTTCGCTTCGTCGTTCCGTGTTGTGCGGCGTACCGAAGTCGTCGGCACCACGGGGCGCAACACGTTCACAAATCAATTGTTCAAAAACGTCATTGGTGTAATCACTGCCGGCAATGACAACAGCCTCGACCGCCGGGAAGCGTTTCAGGTCCAGCCCCGCACCATCTCTGTGGTCACGAAATTCCTTCTGCAGGGTGAAACTGAAGGTAAGCAACCCGACATCGTATGGTGGCGCGGAAGCCCCTACATCGTCAATACGGTCGAAAGCTATGCGCATTTCGGTGCAGGCTTTCACGAAGCCATGTGCTCAAGCACCAAGAACGTCGATCCTGAAATCTTGCGTCTTATGACGGACAATTGCTGCTGATCACATTATGAGCGGAAACACCAGTGCAACAGGTGGCGTCCTTACGCCAACCGACCCGCCAGCACCGCCGCTGAATGACCAGCAGCTCGAAGATTTCTTTCAAGCCTGGACAGTGGGTCTTACTGGTTATGCGTCGAATTTGGTCAGACCGGCATGGCAAGAAAATCCTCCAGATATTCCTGATAATGGTGTTGACTGGTGCAGTTTTAAGGTCGGTGTGAGCAGTGCTGATACGTTTGCTGTCAACCTGCAAGACGCAACCGGTCAAGGGTATAATCAACTTCGCAGGCATCAGGTTCTAACAGTTCGTTTCTCGTTTTGGGGTCCGAACGCGAGCAGTTATGCCGACCTGCTGCGCGATGGCGCGGCAATTCCCCAGAACCTGGAAATTTTTCAGCTCAATAACATGGGCCTGATTGGCTTCGGTGAGCAAGTTACTGCTCCTGAGATTGTCAAAAATTTGTGGTACCGGCGCGTCGACATGGAAATGCAAGTGAAGCGACAGATTGTCAGGAACTACCAAGTTCTGACGCTTGACGCTGCGCAGATTCTGTTGAATAACGAGCTGTATACGACTACTATTAACATCGACCAGCCTTAACGGGACTCAACATGACCGCTTCGCTTCCCATCAGCCGGCTGATCACCACGTCGGTTAACCTCGCCCCCGGTGGTGCGTCGGCGCAGAACACGTCGCAGCTTCTGATTCTTGGTTCGTCTACGGTCATCGACACGACTGAACGGTATCGCACTTACACCAGTCTTACGGAAGTGGCAACCGACTTCGGCACCACTGCGCCCGAATACCTTGCTGCGCTGCTGTGGTTCGAACAACTGCCGCAACCGACGAGCCTGCTGATCGGCCGTTGGGCTCAATCTGCCGCAGCCGCTTACATGCGTGGCGGTGCCTTGTCCGCAGCCCAACAGCTTCTTTCATCCTGGACTGGCATCACGACGGGCAGCACGGAATTCACGATCGACGGAACTGCATACCCGCT